ATGGACCATATGTAACAATGGGCGTTATCCACCACGAATTGTGACAATGCACCCACTCCCTTAATTTAGCGGTACACTCACTAAAATATGTCTTTAATCGGGAGCACATCATACACGTAGTAGCGACTAACATTGCAGGCTTGGCAAAAAGCAAAAAACCCATTGATAAGACCAATGAAATAAAACGCAACTTGCTCTTGTTTTCAAATAACGAAATACTTGTCCACATCAAAGCAAACCACATAAAATATTCTAATCCTTTGTGACAATGCGCCACGCTACTCACCTGCTCAGACCTGAGAACTAAGGATAAATAGTCGCCAACCAATGTCTGCTCTAATTCCAAAGGAATACATAGCTCAACTACAATTGATTTCCATTTACGTAAATATTTCAATACAATAAGCTTGAATACTTCCAAAAAATACTGCAATTCATCACTTAACTTCAAAGAAAATTCTTCAAACCAGTGATCAAAAGCACCTCTACCATCTGTTATCCACGTCAATAACATAGACCTAACGTGTTTATGCTTTACGTCAAAAGTACGTTTACGTATTACATCAACCATAAACGAACTATCAACCGCTGCGTGGGGTTCAAATTGATCACACTGTCGGGGTACATACAATGGATTGCTACATAAATGCAGTTCACCAATAAATAATGGAGAAGGTAAATATGATGATATTTTTGGAAAAGAATAGTACTCCACATCTAAAGCACTGTGCGGAACAATTTCATCTATCTCCCCCCGCAGTACATTTTCCATTTCCAAAATATCACTCAACTCATTGTCGTAATGTGTAATATCGCAATTACAACTACCAACGAAAGCCTCACACCTCTCACATACAACAGCATCGTTAAATTTCTTACTCCTTTCAACTAAAGCAACTTGTTGCTCAAAATGTTTACGACTAGCAAATTTCAAATATAACAACAACTCTGCTATTGTAATACTGGTCATTTCAACCCCATTGTACTTTATAGGTTCAAG